CCATTATGATGGCTCTTTCAAAGATTGACCCTGCAACAATGACCAGCGAGGTACAAGATGGCGAAGATTATAGCCAGTATCAGCAACAAGACGATGATTTTAGTCAATACGAAGTAAAATAAGCGATTATGCCGAAGTATATTGTAAACGGTAAGACCTACAACATCCCCGATGATAAGGTCGATGGATTTGAGAATAAATATCCTAACGCCACGGTTGAGTACCACAATGGCGACAAAACATATCAAATCCCACTAAACAAACGAGATGGTTTCTTAAAGCAGTTTCCACAAGCAACTACATCTATGCCGACTATGGAGGTTGAGGAACAGCCAGTCGCTGTTACTCGCCCTTCACGAATTGAGCAACCATTGGAACAGCCTCACACGGATAGCATCAGACCGATGCAACAACCACGAGTTATCACATCTACTGCCGCCCCCAACAACGAAGAGTATGTTGAGGGCTTTGGTGCTGGTTTCAAACAAGGCTGGAAGGGGCTTAAAGAGGGTGTTCGATACTTTGCAGGAGAAACAGCAAACATCTTCACTGGTAGTAGTCTTGATGATGCAGGAGCATTGGAGCATTGGGAGCAGCTGGAACAAAATGGACAAGAAGTTGCGCAACCTCTTTTGTCCAGACGAGAGCGCAAGCACCACGAGTTTATGCAGGGCGATGGTTGGGACAAAATCCCTATGACCATTGGAGAAGATGGCAAACCACGAAGATTAACCGAGGAGGAAAAGCAGGCTCATCGAGATACTTTGAAGATTGACGAATACAACCAACTTATTCACGACGCCATTGAGGAGGCTGGCGGTGATTTAACCAAAGCAAAGCAACTTCTTTCATCAAGAGCAGCAGACAAGAGTTGGGGCGACAAGGTAATGGAAAGTGCATCGGAGGAAATGAGCCAAATGAAACCCACAAAGGGTTTCGGTGCTTGGGTTGGTAATCTTGTGCCACAGATGATACCTTCGGCAGCTGCTATGGTGTTGAGTTATGCCACCAAGAACCCCAAGTATGCTAAATTGGTTGGCGGTCTTGGTATGGGTACTATGACCGTATCAACAGCAGGTCAATCTATGAAGGAAGCGCGAGATGCAGGTGCAAGCACAGGACAAGTGTGGGCTGTTGGTATTGCTGACGGAGCCATTGAGTATGCAACCGAAAAGATACCTTTCGACAATTACACAAAGAGGCTATTTAACGGCACAAAAAAGCAAGTGGGTAAAGAACTTGCAGATGCTGTTGTTGATGCAAATTCACCTGCAAGAAATGAGTTAGAGCGATTACTAACCGAGGCTAACAAGAAACTTGGTGGCAAACTCCTTAACGGAAAGAATGTAAAGGATTATGCTACGAGCATACTCGCAGAAGGTGCATCGGAGTTTACCGCCGAGGCATTGCAGACTATCACCCCAATGATATACGAGAACCCCGAAGACTACCCTACAATCAACGAAATACTACAAAATGGCTGGGAGGGCGCAAAAGCAGGTCTATTTATGGGTGCCGCTCTTGGTGGTGCAAGTAAGAGTATCGAGCACCAGCAGCAACGCAGTCGCCGTCAACAGCAAGGGTTTGTTGATGTAGCGCAAGTGCAAGTTGATAAAGATGGTTCGGCAGAGGTTGTTGAGGTAATTGGCAAGAATGAGGAAACAGGCAACCTTTCTGTACTTCTGAATGGAGAGGTAAAAGAGTTTGCACCAGAGAGTGTGATGGAGCGACACCGTTTCTCTTTTGAGGAGTTTGATAAGGGAGTTATGCAGATGGAAGAGAGCGAGTCTTACGATAACGGCTATTCTCTTGATGATGCACAAGATATGAATGATGCCAAGAATATGTATGAATATCAACAGCAGAATATGCGCCGCATCTTTGGTATTGCCGAAGATGCAGATGTTGATGCGGAGATTGGCAATCCTATCGAGCGTGCAATGTCAATGAAACAAGCAGGTGTGCAGACCGAGGAAGTGCAGGCTGTGCTGGACTACGCCAATGCAAAAGCAACCTTTGAGGGTATGCTACAACACCAGCGTGATGACATAGAAAGCCGTATTAACGCAAGTAACGAGATAATAGACAGCCGTATCAGCCAAAATGACGGTATGATACACCCTGCGTTAATGAATGTTGATGACCGCCGTGTCTATGTGGTATCGGGAAATATCGTTATGAATGATGACAACACGATGATTGACCGAGAAAACTCGGATGAGAGTATTGTTGTGCGCGATGCAGAAACAGGCAAATTGGAGTTTACAGACCCTGCCTCTATTCTGCGTGTAGAGCCATCTATTGACCCGGCATCAGAAAAAGAGGCATTGAGCCAGCAAATCACAGAAGAGTTTGCACAACAAGCAGCAAATAAGATTGACGGAGTGTTATCTTTCCAGCCTAACGAGCAGTACACGCTGACCGATGAGCAGGGAGTTCAGCACACCGCCACTATCGTTATGGATAATGGCGACAATACCGTTGCTCTTCTTTGGGATAATGAGGCAGAACCTACAATCGCAGAGAAAGAGGTCGTTCAGCAAATGCACGAGGCAACAAACCTTGTGCGCTTACAGCAGTTTGAACAGCAAAGAGCCGCAGAGCGCATCGCTTTCGCCGAGGCGGAGAGAGAGGCACAACGACCAATGTATAATCTCAACGACCACATTACCATACGCACTGACAGCGGTATGGTCAGAGGTCAAATCACAAGCAATGCTAACGAGGATGGTATGTACGAAGTATATACCGAGCAACCTATCAGGGGCAAAGCGCGTGTAGCACAGTTCTCTCGTGACGAGTTAGACTCTATGGTCGTAGAGCATAATGGTGGCGTTACCGAAATGGTAGAACAACCGCAACCAACAGCAGAACCAGTACAACAAACGCTACCTATCGAGCAACCTGCACAGGTCGTAGAACAGCAACAGCAAGCGGAACAGCAACAGCAAGCGGAGGAGCCAGCATCGGCACTTGCTCGTATCCCTGTGGATGCGCAAGGTAATCAGGAATTCGAGAAAGCACCAGTGCAGGACTCGTGGGCAGCACTTGTTGAGATGAATGAGGGCGATACTAACGAGGCGTTAGATACCGCACAACAAATGCTATCCATAGCACAGAAAGAGCTCGACAAAGCCCTAAAACAAAAGGCAAAGGGCGGAACTACCGTAGCCGAGATACAGCAGAATAAAGCCATTCAAAAGGCAAAGGTAAAGCATTTGCAGTCAAAGGTGGCATATTGGACTGGTGTCGCAGGGTTCCAAGCCGAGCAAAAGCGCATAGCAGAGGCTCTCGCGAAAGCAGAGAAAAGGGAGAAGATGCGCCAGGCACGCGCCGCCCAAGATAAGGTTGGTCGATACTCGAAAGAAGATGCACAACTCGGTGACTATTTAGATTTTCGCGACTATGTTATGCGTGTTATCGCAACTGGTGCAGTAAAATTCAAGTGGGGCGACAACTCAAACGGCACAAAAGGACTTGGCTCACACCTCGGACTCAAAGGCTCTCGCTCGGAAATGAGCCGCCGTATTTGGTTGCTCAATAACGAAAGTGGCGATTATCCCGAAGTTGCAGCTGAAGGTCTATTGCAGGGCTACTCCGAGTTTGTCGGTGGCGAGGGCTACGCAGAGGACATTACCGGTATGACTACAATGGATGCCTTCAATGAGATGTTAGATGTTGTTCAGTCTTATGACTCCCCTCGCTCTATGTTTGAGGCTGCACAAGGACGACACACAGACATCGCCGAGGCGCAGGCAAGCGAGTATGCCGATATGGAGGAATACGCAAGAGCCGAGGCGCAGGCTACCGCTATGGGTATGTCAGTCAATGATTGGCTGATGTATGAAGAAATGATGCAGGAAATTGTACTTCCTGAACTTGATAATGTAACAGATAACGAATTATTGGCTATCTTTGCAGATGCATACGATGCCGAAAACACCGCTAATTATGAACGAGGTAGAGAAAACAATCAAATTCAGTCAGGAGTATCTGAAAGGGAAGGACTTGCTGGCGGAGATGCAGACGGCAATTCAGTATTGCCTAACAAACAGCCTGATTACGCAGGAGCAGGTGGACAAAGCAACGCAGGAGGGGCGCACGGCAATGATGTCGCTGAGCAACCAAGCATTGTCAATGTACCTACGCCAGTTGTATCAGCAACAGAACCAACAGTAGCAGATGGAACAGGACTTGAACAAAATAATGATGAGCAGCGGCAAGCAGACGGCAGCCGAGTGGTTGAAAGCGCAACCCCAAAAATGGGAGGCGGAATTGACCGAGGCGATATACGAGTGCTTGAAGAGGGGCTGGACGCTACATACGGCAAATATCTATCCGATAGCGAGAGAACTCGACGCGATAAGGAATCCGAAAGGCTGGTAGCAGTTGCCAAGCAAAATGGATTGTTTATCCCATTAGAGCAAACTAAAACACTCGGTACCAAGTATGCCAAGCGTACTGGCGAGAGTGCTGTTTATGTCAATGAGGAGGCAGGCAAGGTGTTCAAAGTTAAGAACCCCTATGCCAAGTCTGCTATGAAAAGTGGTGTACAGCCCGAAGATGCAATCTTTGAACATACCATCCATAACCTTTTATTCCCTGAAACCGCATATACCTTTGAGGGTATTAGCGAGGATTTGGGTGATGTTCGGTTTGTACTTTCTCAACAACTTATAAGAACGACCAAACAACCTACCCAACAGCAGATTGTTGATGCGCTTGCCACTCGTGGTTTATTTGCCGAGGATAAATACTCTTTCGGCAATGACCTTGTGTCTGTTACCGATGTAGAGGGCGATAATGTTCTGCTGGGCGAGAATGGCGAGTTGTACTTCATTGACCCTATCATCAAGTTCAAGAAACCTGCGCGTGAGATTGTAGATGCCCTCACAACTCAATCACAGCCGTCTATCTCGCAACAAATTGAGAAGGCGGAGCAAGATACTAACATTGAGCCGACAGAGGCTCAAAAGGAGGCTGGCAACTACAAGAAGGGGCACATTAAGATTGACGGTTTTGACATCACTATTGAAACTCCCAAAGGCGTAGAGCGTAGTGGCGTAGATGAGCAAGGCAACAAGTGGAGCGTTAAGATGAATAACACCTATGGCTATATTCGTGGCACAGAGGGTGTCGATGGCGACCATATTGACCTATTCCTCTCTGATAATATCGACAACTGGAATGGTAGCGTTTATGTAATCGACCAAGTAAAACCCGATGGCTCATTTGATGAGCATAAGGTTATGTATGGTTTCAACTCTATTGAGGAGGCACAGCAAGCATATCTCGCGAACTACTCTATCGGTTGGCAGGGACTTGGTGCCATTACAGGCACAACCAAAGAGGAGTTCCAAAAGTGGGTTGCCTCTTCACATCGCAAGACCAAGCCTTTTGCGGAGTACAAGAGTGTTAAGGCTACCGAGGGACAAAGTGTAGAGCAGCCTAAATACGGTAAGTATCAGCAATTCCACGATGAATTTATTGATGGACTTAACGCAAAAAAGTTTATCCCTAATATCTCTCAAATACGCACCAATATCCGCCAACTCAAAAAGAAGATTAAGGCTCTTGAAAGTGGTATGGCTATGAATGTGTCGTCAGACGAGGAGTTTGCAAAGGTTCAGGCAGCTGTTGATGATGCAACAGACCAACTCAATGCGTACAATGACATTCTGGACTCCATTAACAAGCAGATGAGGGAGGCAGAGCGTCAAGCGGCTATTGATAGAATAGACGATGCAATCAAACGCATTGATGAATATCAAGCAAAGCAACACGATGACAACGCCCCTATCTCTATGGCTGAGATGATTGAGCATCATTCGGAGGAGCGCAACGACATTGAAACGCTTTCAAAACAATATGAGGAAGCATATAGAGAGTATTACAAGCACCCAGTGCAAGGCAGTGGTGCAAACGCATCAACTGCACCTATCGCCGTTATAGAGCGCGTGAGATACTACGGTAGTCGTTTGCAAGATGCGCTGAAAGAGCAATTCAAGTCAGAGCACAAAGGACTTGTAGAGCGTTCAAATGCGGTTAAGAAACATTTGAGCGATATTCGTAGCAATGTCCAAGCACAGACCGTATTTGCATCATTCGGCAAAGACCTTGTAAGTGAAGATGGAAAGTATAGTATCCGCATCGGCAAGATTGATGGCGCAAAGCGTGTAGTTACAGCAGACCTCAACACCGAGAGCATTGGCGGTGAGGGATTAGAGTTGTCATTCGATGAAATGGCAAATATCCTGCATCACAATAATTGGGTAGAGGCACAACCTAATCAAGAGGAGTCTGCCAAGCCACAAAGTGGCAACAAACTCGTTACAGACGAGCGATACGAAGAACTAAAAGCCCGAATGAAGTCCAAATTGTCTGGACAAATGAATATGGGCATAGACCCTGAAATACTCGCCATTGGCACTGAAATGGCAGTGTATCACATCGAAAAGGGTGCGCGTAAGTTCATCGAGTATGCAAAGGCTATGATTGGGGATATGGGCGATGCAATTCGTCCATACCTCAAAGCATTCTACAATGGCGCACGAGAGTTGCCCGAAGTAGATGCGGCTGGTTACACCTCTGAAATGACACCTTACGACGAGGTTCGCGCATTTGATGTAGCCAACTTTGACAAGAGTTCGCACGATGCAATGGCGACTGCCGAAATAGTTGTCAAAGAGCAAGAAGTAGCACATCAGGCAGAGCAGGCAACGCAAAGCATTAAAAATAACCGTAATAACGCTCGTAAAAACAGAAAAAAAATTGTACCTTCGCAACAAGTGATGGCAGACCTATTCGGTTCGCCTATTGCTGACGAGCAACAAACAACAACTGACTATGACACGCAACGAGGAAGTGAAACAGAGGATACTCCAATGGGAGGAGAGGAACGGCAAGACACTGCAATCGCTGAACCGCAACGAGTGGATAGAGGCGATGATGGAGATAATGTCAATGACGAGAGCCGAAACCGAGGAGTATCTCGACCATCTACTGGCACAAAGGCAGTAGAGCGTAAGAATACACGCAACAATCGTAATGCAAAGGGTACGGATTATGCTCCGACTACCCCGAAGGCTCGTTATGATGCCAATGTAGCGGCAATTCGTCTTATGCACGAGTTGCTTGATAGTGGCAAATCTGCAACAAAGGCACAAATGGAAACACTCCGCCAATATAGTGGCTGGGGTGGTCTTGGCACATTCTTTAACAATGAATTTACTGCCGAGAATAAGCAATTGCGCGAACTCTTATCAGCAGAAGAGTATGATGCAGCTGTTCAGAGTATCAACTCTGCCTACTACACACCATCTACTATCATTGACACCCTTTGGGATGTTGCAACAAAACTCGGCTTCGAGGGTGGTAAAATACTCGAAGGTAGTGCTGGTATCGGCAATATTATAGGCTCTATGCCTCGCAACATCAGTGAGCAGTCAGATATTCAGGCGGTAGAGATTGACGAGGTAAGTGGTAATATCTTGAAGTTGCTGTATCCTGATGCAACGGTTAATGTTCAAGGTTTTGAGGATACCAATATACGCAATGGTAGCATAGACCTTGCCATTACCAATGTGCCATTCGTAACTGGTCTGCGAGTGTTTGATAAGGTCGATAAAGATTTGTCGAAAAAGTTCGGCGATATTCACGACTTTTGTATCGCAAAAAATGTCCGCAAACTGCGTGAGGGTGGTTTGGGTATCTTCATCACATCTAACGGTACGCTTGACAAGAGTAAGAAACTTCGAGAGTGGCTAAATGACCCCAAAGGCGGTAGTGCAGATGTTATAGGAGCATTCAGACTTAACAATGATACTTTCGGAGGCACAACCGTAACAAGCGATATTATCGTTGTTCGTAAGCGTGTAGGTGGTATGGTATCGCCTTTGGCTATTGATGTGCAGAATGCATCGTTTGTCCGTGAGGGTGTATTCAAGACAGGCGAAAGCAGCTGGGATAGCAAGAGCCGCCAGTGGGTGGACGAGGTCAAAAGACCACAGATGTACTACAACGACTATTTTCAACAGCACCCTGAATTTATGGCTGGCGAAATGTTGTTTGCATACGAGAAAGGAGAAACATTCCGTCCTGGCAGTACTGGTCTGTATTCTACCGAGAAAACCAATCAAACCAAGCAACTCAAAGCGTGGGTAAACACTATGCAACGCCTTGATAACGAGCGCACGGACACTCCGCAAGAGCAGACCACAGAAAGCACAACCGCAAAAGAGGGTTCATTGGTTGTTAATAGTAAGGGTGAAATTTGCGTCAGTCAGCAGGGCGAGGCTGTTTCTATTGGTATCAACAACAATAAGGTTAATGGTCATTCAAAGGTAGATTGCTTAAAGGCGTACAACCGCATCAAGACTGCTCTTGACGATGTGTTAAAACAACAGATTGAGAGCCAAGATGACGACAAGTTACAGCCTGCGATTAAAGAGTTGAACGATGCCTACGATGACTTCTTCAACAAGTTTGGTCGTCTTAACCGCAATGTCGCAATTAGTTTCTTGCGTAATGATGTGGACTATCCTTCCATTGCCGCTATTGAGAAGTATAGCGAGAAGAAAGATATGGACGGTAAGGTACAAATCACTACCGAGAAGACAAATGTGTTCAAAGGTCGCGTGATTGGTTTTCAGTCAGAGCCCCAACCTACTACGGTTAAAGATGGTGTTATTGCCAGCATTTATAAGCACGGATATATCGACCTCGCATATATAAGTGGCAAACTTGGTGTGCCGACTGATGAGGTTAGAGAAACCATACTCAAAGAAGGATTAGGTTTTGAGAACCCAATTAGTGGATCTATTGAGGTGCGTTACGAATACTTGTCGGGCAATGTTCGCGAGAAGATGGAGCAGGCATTGAATAACAATGATGATGGCAGATACGATGCAAATATCAAAGCACTGGAAGAGGTTACTCCTATGGATATTCCAGCGCATCTTATCGAGTTCCAAATAGGTTCTTCGTGGATTGAACCATCTTTGTATGTAGATTTCTTCGAAGATAGATTTGGTGTAACCATTGATGCGCCTATGCTTGTAAACGGAGTGTGGATATTCCAAAGGTATGTAGGTAATTCGTGGAATGACAAGAATAGAACCGCAGGTATTTATAGTGAGAAGTTGCAAAAGCGTGTTACTGGACACGAGTTAGCAATTGCCGCTATGAACAATGCGCCTATTGTAATGCAGGTTGTAAAAACTCACAAGGATAGTGCTGGTAACAAGTATTCAGAAACCATAACAGACAAGGAGGCTACATCTGCTTGTGCTGTGCGTATTGCCGAGATTAAGGACGATTTTAGGGAGTGGGCAAGAGCGAAGATGCAGTCGGACGAGGCATTAGCAGCGCACTTTACAAAGGTATATAACGACAAGTTTAATGCCATCGTTCCGAAACGCATTGATGAAATGTTCCTTCCTGAACATTTTGGCGGTGCGGCAAATGATGTCAATCTATATTTGCACCAAAAGCAAGCAGTAGTGCGCGGTACTACGGAGCCTCTTATGTTAGCGCACGAGGTTGGTACTGGAAAAACCTTTACGCTCATTTCCACAGCGATGGAGATGCGCCGACTTGGTACTGCAAAAAAACCAATGATTGTTGTAAAGAATGCCACAACTGGGCAGTTCGTTAGTGAGGCAAAGCGTTTGTATCCTAATGCAAAGGTACTGACCATTGAACCCAAAGACCGCAATCCCGAAGGTCGTAGAGCATTTTACGGTAAGATTAAGTATAATGACTGGGACTTGATTATCATTCCGCAGAGCGTATTTAATCAGATACCAGATAGCATAGAGCGTCAGTTAGGATTTATCCAAGAGCGAATTGACGAGAAGGTATATGCTATGCAGGCAGCGCAAGCCATTGAGGGCGAAACCTCTCGTGATTTACAGAAAGAGTTAGAGCGAGAGATTGAGCAACTTGAAGAAAGTATGGCAGAGGTTGCAAGTGGTGGTAAGTTCACAATGAACCCATCTACAAAGGGCAAAAAGAAAGATGCCAAACGCGAGGCAGCTGCCAAAGAAAACGCCGCAGTAAGAGCAAAAAAACAACTTGACCGTAGGACTGACGATGTGCAGACCTTTGACGAGCTCGGAGTTGATGCTCTTCTTATTGACGAGGCACATAGTTATAAACGACTGGGAATTGCAACAAGCATCAAGCGAACAAAGGGTATCGACACAACTGGTAGCACAAATGCCGCAAGTCTTTTCTTGAAGACTCGCGCCGTATTTGACAAATGTGGCTGGAAAAATGTCGTATTTGCCACTGGTACGCCTATCAGTAATACTGCGGCAGAGATATACACTTTTATGAAGTATCTATTGCCAAAAGAGGTAATGATGGCTAACGATATGTACTACTTCGATGACTTTGTACGCAACTTTGGTAATATCAGCCAATCGTTGGAGTTTACCACGAGCGGAAAGTTTAAGGAGAATACTCGTTTTGCATCGTACATCAATCTACCTGAATTGGTGCGTATTTGGGCTTCGTGTTGCGATACCGTATTGACCAAAGAGGTGGACTATGTAAATGACAAAGTGCCTGAATTGGAGAAGCACCAACATCAAGACATCTTCTTACCTCAAACAGACGGACTTGTAGATATTATGCGCGCTGTTCGCAATACTCTTGCCGAGTATGAGCAAATGTCGGGCAAAGAGAAAAAAGCGAATAGCCATATTCCTCTCGTTATGTTTGGAGTTGCCAAACTTGCGGCTATCGACCCTCGACTGGTAAATGCCAATGCACAAGACGAGGCAGGTAGCAAAACCAACAAGGCTGTTGAAGAGGTGATGCGTTCACTTAAAGAAACAGAGCGATATAAAGGTACGGTTGCAATTTTCAGCGATAACTACCGAAATGTTATCAATGGCGTAGAGGACTTTAACCTCTTTGAGGACATTAAACGGAAACTGATAGCGGAAGGAGTTCCTGCCGACCAAATCGTAATAATGCAGTCAGGAATGAATGATGCAAAGAAAGCAAAGACCTTTGATGCAGTAAATGCGGGTGAGGTTCGCGTTATCATTGGCACAACCGCATCACTCGGTACTGGCGTAAACATTCAAGAGAGATTGCATACCGTTATCCATATGGACGCACCTAATCGACCTATGGACTACACCCAGCGTAATGGTCGTATCTTGCGACAAGGAAACCTACACAAAGAGTGGGGAATACCTGTGCGAGTATTGCGTTTCGGTGTTGAGGACTCGTTAGATGTTACTGCATATCAGCGACTGAAAACAAAGGCAGCGTTCATAGATAGTGTAATGGATGGCAAGGGTTTGTTGACGAATAACCAAGACAACCGAACCCTCGAAGAGGAAGAGGAGGGATTGTTTGACAATCCAGTTGCCGCTCTTTCAGGTAGCCAATATGCACTGCTAAAACAGCAAGCAGAGCGAGAGGCGCGAAAGTACCGCAATAAGAAACAGCAACACGAGGCCGACCAAGTGTATATTCACAACACATTGCGCCAACACGCAGGGCAGACCAAGCAGGCGTTAGCCGACATAGAAGAGCATAAGGCTCGTTTGGCAAAGATTAAGGAGTTGTTCCCTGACGGCATAGCAAAGGTTATTACTATTCAGGGCAAGAAATGTAAAACTGATGCAGATGTTGAGGTTGCACTAAAAGACCTTGTAAACAAGCCTATCAACGAGCAAGTAGAGGCAGCACGCAAGAACCCTAACTATCGTAATAGTTTCGTAAATATGACTATGGCGATAGATGGCGTAGATGTTAATATCTCCGTGTTTATTAAGCGAGATACCTCATACGACAATAAAGTCAAGGCAATGCGCATTATGATGCACAAAGATATTACCTTCTCCGTGCCTGCCCTCGACCTGATGGATGTTCCTGTAATGGGAGGATATGTGCGAGGTGTATTAGATATGCTCCGAGAGGAAATAATCACTGGTAAAGAAGATACCGATTTCATAGAGGCTTTGGAGCGTGGCATAGAGAAGCGAGCTGCCGAAGATGAGGCTATGCGCCAGCGAGAGGGCAAACCTTTTGCTTTCGATAAGGAATTGCGTGATGCGGAGGCGAAGGTTGCTGAATATACCGACTTGATGAAGAAAGAACTTGCTGAAAAGGAGGCAAAGTATGCGGAGCGTGGCACCGAAGAGGAAATTGACTTGTCTGAATTCTCGTCTGATGATGTAGATACAGATGAAGACAAAGACCGACATAGAATGAACGATGATGACAATAACGCTCGTGAGCGTGTGTCATTATCGGCTCTACACGAGTTTAGCCGTGAATTGGGTGTATCTCCCCGTGTTGTATTCAACCTCAACGATATTGAGGATGCGAAGAAACGCAATTCAAAGGGCTGGTATGACACCAAAACTGGTGAGGTAGTCATTGTATTGCCCAACGCAACGAGCGATGCAGACATTAAAGAAACTATCCTTCACGAGGTTGTTGCACATAAAGGTTTACGCAAACTGGTAGGCAAAGACCATTTCGAGGAGTTCCTCGACAAGGTTTTCCGAGGTGCAGACAAAGATACTCGTGCCAAGATTGTTGCATTGGCAACAAAGAACGGCTGGAATTTCCGAGTTGCAACAGAGGAGTATATGGCTGGGCTTGCCGAGCAGGGTTTTGACAGCAAGAGTAGTTTTTGGAGCAAGGTTCGTAAATTCTTTGTTGATATGTTCCGCAGGGCTAAAATATCCATTGGTACAAAACTCAATGATAATGACCTACGATATATGTTGTGGCGCAGTTACCAAATGCAGAAGAGCAAGGGTGCTATGGCTGTTGCGGAGGATGTTGATATGCAACGCAGGTCGGGTGTCGGAAATTTCCGCGCTCGACTCAATGACTTGAAGAGCGTAAATGACCAGTTCAATAAGGAGTTGCAACAACAGGCAGATGGAGTATTGCCAAAGGGACATATTTACCAGTTAGGTATGCCGAGCGATATTCTACGCGCCAGCGGTTTCCCGAATGCACCTATTGAGTTGTCTTCGACTCGTCTTGCAGAAAAAGCGACACAGGAGAACCACATCTTTGATATTACTGATGTGAAAGACCTCGTAAAAGAGTTGAATAATCCGTGGGCGGTATTCAGATATGGAGATAATGCAAAGAATGTGATTGTTGGCATTGAGCATAATGGCAAGCAATTCCTTGTTGGCGTTCATTTCAATCAATCACACAGAGGTATGGAGGTGTCGGATATTAGAGGTATCTTCCCAAAGACCAATGCAAAGTGGTTGAATTGGATTGCACAAGGCAAGGCGGACTATCTTAATAAAGAAAAAATCCAAACCTTGATAGACAAACAGCGAACCAATCTCGCTGAGGTTGAATATCTCGACTTGGATTTGATTACAAAGTTAGTGCAAGATTTTGAAAATCCAAAATTTACGCCTGCAAATAATGTGCCTGACAGCAATTTGTATCGCCGAGGAAGTGTTGCACCTCCATCATCGGGAGTTGCGCGCCACAAGTACAATGAGGCAGTAAGAACACCTAACAAGAGTGGTAGTGTTAAGAAATTAGACAATATGGCTCATAGACTGCAAGAGGCATACCAAGATAGTATGTTGTCTTTGCGCGAGTTGTATAGTGCTATTCTCGAAGAAACAGGTAACGACCTACACGATTTTGAGGACGCATACAAAGCGGAGAACCGTATGAGTTCCGAGAATAAGGCGCAAGCAGAAATCTATATGCGCGATTACTACAAGCCGTTGCAGGATGCGGTACGAGGTCTTATTGAGGAGGGCGCAGAATATAACGACATTGTTCGCTATATGATTGCTAAACACGGTTTGGAGCGTAACGAGGTATTCTCAAAGCGTGATGCAGAAAAAGATGGTGGCACTTGGGACGGAGAGGTAAAGCGCGACTATTCGGGCTTAACCGAACTAACACAAGACCCGGACAACTTTACCGACCTTGCACAAGATATTGTCGATGAGTTTGAGAAAGCACACGATACCTCTGTATTTTGGGATAGAGTGAACGCTGCCACCAAGGAAACATTGCGTAAGAGTTACGAAAGTGGACTTATGCAGAAAGACACATACGAGCAGGTGCGCGATATGTTTGAGTATTACATTCCTCTTCGTGGTTGGGATGCAAATGTTGCCGCAAACGAGTATGAGTATCTAACAAGCAATAGGTTAATGCTATCGCCTACACTCAAAACAGCGCAAGGTCGTAGCAGTATTGCCGATGACCCATTGGCGACTATCGGATATATGGCGGAGAGTGCCATCGCACAAGGTAACAGAAATCTAATGAAACAGAAATTCTTGAACTTTGTATTGAACAATCCGACAAGTCTTGCCACCGTAAGTGAGCAATGGTATGTAAAGAACGCTATGGGCGTATGGGAGCCTAACAACCCTATTATCCCCGAAGATGCAACAGCTGATGAAGTAGCGGCTATTGTTGAGCAACACGAGAAAGATATGGAGGCTTTGGGTAACAATGCAACGAAAGAGCGCACAGGTCTTAAACTGGGATTGCACGCTACAAAATGGGAGGGGCAAGAGCATACGGTTCGAGTTAGCCGAAACGGTAAGGAGTATTTGATTTTTATAAACGGTAACCCTATCGCAGCGCAAGCGATAAACGGACTGACAAATCCTAACTCTGACCCAAGCAACTTGTACAAAGCGGCTATGGCTGTCAAGAATTTTATGGCTCGAATGTTTACATCACAAAACCCTGCGTTCATCTTTACTAACCTTTCGCGCGATGTGATATGGGCTGGCACCGCAGTTGCCATCAAGGAGGATAAGAAATATACAGCACAATACACCAAGAACATTTCAGGTGTATTGCTCAAAGGTATGCTACCTCGTTTGATACATAAGTTCCAAAAAGGCACACTGGACACCAATGTAGAGATTGAGCGTTACTTCGAGGAGTTTATACGCAATGGCGGAGAAACTGGTTTTACTCAAATAAACACTGTTGAGGACTATAAACGCAATATGAAACGCTTTATCGAGGAAGCGCAAGGTGGCAAGGTTACAATTGCCAAGAAAGCGTGGAGAGGTTTGTGGAATAGCGTAGAGTTCTTGAACCGTAGTGCAGAGGATACCACACGCTTTATGGTGTATATGACATCAAGACAAATGGGGCGCAGTGTATCGCAGAGCGTATGGGATGCAAAAGAGGTAACGGTAAACTTTAATAAGAAGGGGCGCGGTACTCTCGGTGCAAGCGTTATGAATTTTGCCTACATCTTCTTCAATGCCACCATACAGGGCTTAACGAACTTTGGACGACTGATGTATAAGCACCCAGTAAAAACGACATTAGCACTATCTTCGTTCACAACAGCAGGCTTTATCGCACCTATGCTGGCGGTAGCAATGCAGGCAATGTTGGGAGATGATGACGATGAGCGTAATGGCTACTGGGATTTACCTGAATGGGTAAGGCGCAACAACCTCATACTATATTTGCCGTTGTCGGATAATGGATTTATCACTATTCCATTGCCTCACGAGGTTAGACCATTCTACGGTATGGGAGAGTTGGCGTATTCGTGCCTAATGGGCAAAGAAACCGTAGAAAATGCCTTATCAAAGGCTGTTCAGGGTTTTGCGAGTCTGCTACCATTGGACTACACTGGTAACGCTGGTAATATGGCGGTGAACTTTACGCCTACTATTGCTCAACCTTTTGCTCAACTTGTTGTTAATAAAGACTATTTCGGCAAACCTATTTACCGAAAGAACGATTACAACAAACTTGACCCTGAATGGACAAAGGCATATAAGGGCACAAATGGGTTCCTTGTGTCGGGTGCAAAATGGCTCAATGAGGCAACTGGTGGCGACAATGTTAAGAATGGTGTTATCGACATCAATCCTGCCGTAGTAGAACACCTCTTTGAGAGTTATCTCGGTGGTGTCGGCAAGACCGTCAATAAAACTATCAAAACATTCTCAATGCTTTGGGACAAAGATGCTCGTGAGTGGCGAAATGTGCCTGTATTGAGCAGTTTCTATCAAGAGGCAGAGGAGCGTACGGCTGGTAGTCAGTTGAATAGAGAATACTTCGAGGCGTTAGACGATGCCGAAGAAACAGAGCACCTGTTTAGTGGATACAAAAAGCAGCTTAAAATGGGTTCTATGGAGTATGCAGAGAAATTGGATAGCCTTATATCTTCGCCTATATTCCAGCGTTACAAGACTGTTAATGGTTACCAAAAGGCTATTGCTAAACTAAACAACGCTTTGAAGATGACAACGCCCGAAGAGCGTGAGGAGCTGGAAACAACCATAATGGAGTTGAAAGCCGAGATGCTCGATGAACTGAAACGACTCGATGAAAGTAACAAATAAAAAGCGGTAGATGTTTGTGGTGGTTATCTTTGCGTGAGATAATCACTACAAGCGTCAAACGCACAATCAGCAAAGCAATGGCAGAGGAAAGATTGATACCGTTAAGCAGAGTTCGTCCTGATATTGAGATGGACTCTATCGCCGCATCTAAACAATGGGGTGACCGCCGTGCGTTCAGCGTATTGATGGAGGCACAGCAATACTGGGATAATATGAGCCGCTTTCGACTCGACAGAGAGCGTAACAAACGGTACGCATACGGAGACCAATGGAAAGATGTTATCACGGTAGATGGAAAGCAAATGACAGAGGAGGAGTACATCAAGACACAAGGCAATGTACCCCTTAAAAATAACCTTATACGCCGTTTGGTGCGTAATGTGTTGGGCGTATATCGTAGCCAAGCCAAAGAGCCTACCTGTACGGCTCGTGACCGTGATGAGCAGAAGTTGGGCGAAACTATGAGTACAATTCTGCAATGCAATATGCAGATGAACCGTATGTCAGAGGTGTATGCTCGTAGTATGGAGGAGTTTTTGATTAGCGGTATGATAGTCCACCGTAAGTGGTTCGGCTGGCGCAATGACAAAAGCGACTGCTGGACAGACTATGTAAACCCTAACAACTTCTTCATCGATAACAATATGCGCGATTTTCGTGGCTGGGATGTAGGGTGCATCGGTGAGGTACACGATGTAAGTTTTGAAACGCTATGTGGGCAGTTCGCAGAGTCGCCCGAAGACTATACGAAACTATCACAGATTTATGCGATGGCAAGGCAAAAGCACTATCTTTCTCTCAACTGTGAAAAATTTGGGTATTCTCGTATCAAGAATTACGACTTCTTGTTTACAAGCGACCCAAGCCGTTGCCGTGTAATCGAGGTGTGGCGCAAGGAAAGCAAACCGCGTTACCGATGCCACGACTATAACAATGGCGATGTGTTCAAAATTGAGATTGAGGATTACGAGGAGTTGGTAGGCTCTGTTAATAAATCTCGTATTCAGAAAGGTGTCGCAGCTGGAATGCCAATAGATGACATTCCTCTCATTGAGGCAAAATGGTTTATGGATGACTATTGGTATTTCTACTATTTGACACCATTTGGACATATCTTGCGAGAGGGTGAAACACCATACGAACACAAGAGCCACCCTTATGTATTCAAGATTTATCCATTCCTCGATGGCGAAACTCATTCGTTTGTTGCCGATGTTATCGACCAACAGCGATACACTAACCGTCTGATTACCCTTTATGACTGGATTATGAGGGCAAGCGCAAAGGGTGTCCTTCTATTCCCCGAAGAGTGTCTGCCAAAGGGTATGGATATTAACGACATTGCAGATGAATGGAGCAGATTTAACGGTGTTATTGCAATTAAGACCAAGGGTACAGCACAAATACCTCAACAGATTGCCAACAACTCAACGAATATCGGCATTTCGGAGTTGCTGAATATCCAGTTGAAGTTCTTTGAGGATATATCGGGTGTCAATGGAGCATTACAAGGAAAGCCGGGCTTCTCTGGTATGAGTGCAAGTCTATACAATCAACAGACGCAAAACGCCACTACATCATTGCTCGATTTGCTTGATAGTTTCTCTATGTTCATCATAGATGCAGCATATAAGGATGTCAAGAATATGCAGCAGTATTACGATAGCAAGCGCGTGTTCAATATCGCTGGCAAGAACGGCGCACAAATTGAGTACGACCCGAAGAAGATACGAGATGTGGAGTTTGATTTGAGCATTGTAGAGAGTACTGCAACACCTGCATATCGACAGATGGCTAACGAGTTCCTGATGGAGATTTGGCGCAATGGTCAGATTTCATTGCAACACCTCCTGCAACACGGAGATTTCCCATTTGCAGACGAATTATTGCAAAGTTTACAAAGCCAACAGGAACAACTCGAAAGAGGAGAGCAAGTCGATGGTCTTTCTCCGCAACTTATGGAGCAAGTACAACAAGGCGCAAATATGGGTGCAGTAAACAAAGCACATCAGATGTTACGACAGCCTCAGATGGCAGCCTAAAACAAAGGGGAGTGGTTTCAAAAGCCACTCCCCTTTGTTTATTTCTCTTGTTTCTTCAAAAACCGAATGTAATCATTGAATTTCTCGCGCAGATATTCAGGTAGTACACCTCCCAAACCTCTCGCATCGCCAGTATGATATACACAATGTGTAGATAGTGCAGGCACGGTTGCCTCTCGTGAAATGTAGCCTTTTCGCCTTAATCCACGGAAATTTTTTCTGTCCATTACAACCAACTTGCCGTCTTTTTGCGGCAATACATAATACTTTTGATGGTTCTTCTTGTGCGCCTCATCTGCCATTTTTACCGCCTCGCGGAAACGCAGAAATGCTCTAAATTTCTTAAAAATGTTCATACATCTACTTTTTATAGGTTATACTTAAATTGTTGCAGCTGATATAATTCTGCCTGCTCGTGGCGTATTTATATTGCGAATGCGTTTCTTCTCTGTTGGTAACTCCATTTCGTTATAGCAAATATGTAAGCCTATTGCTCGTGTCATCAACAAGTCATCGTGTTTACCAGCAATAGCACCGTACTTTGAACCAACTTTCTCGTATGTAAGGTACTCATCAAGACATCTTTCATCTCGCTCCACATATAAAGTTTCACGAATAACCTTGACAAGAGTCGATATAACCATTGGTTTAGTTGCAACATTAGTATGGAAACCTATCTTTTTAGGCACCTTGTTAATGATGTCATCCTCGCTCTGCTTACGAGCGTAAAGGTTATTGTAAACGCCCTTTACTCGATTGAGGATATATTGCGACTGGTCGCCATCAACATTACGCTCCTTATCTTTTGTTTCTGCCGTATTACTCTCAATAACGAGCAATGCCTCATCATAGAAAGCAGCTATCTGTACAGACTTCCACGCCAACAAGTCCATATCTATATGACCATACCATTGTGCAACGATAGACGGCAAACCTCCGTCCATCATAAACAAACGGTCAATTACGGTAATTACAGACCAGTCTGCATCTTTTGAGCGACCACCAATATCCACAACAACCAAATATCGGTCTGTAATTTCCATGTCGTCATCTATTTCGGGCAATGCCCATATCCAAAACTGCCCCTGATGGTCTTCTGCAAACCGTAGATTGAGTAGGGCATCTTCGCCCTCATCACCATCACCATAAACATCTCCAATATATCGCGGAGATTTACACATAGGTCGCAACAATTCAACCTTATATTTATCAAAGACTCGTGCGCCTGAATGCACAAACGCCTCAACATCATCAGACGGATACTCTGATGCCATTTGTCCGTGGTCAGTATATTTTGAGCGTTCCTGAATATACCAGTTTATAGCCTCCAATGTTGCACCACGCTCCCACAGCCACCATAGATATTTGCCACTCTCCTCACGGTTAGAATTTGCATTATCATTATTTCTATTGAGGTAAAGCCAGTTTGCAAATGCCTCTATATCCTCAATAGGAGCAGAGTATTGGTCAATGTCAAACCACGAAATAAACATAGCCTCAAACTGCGATTGCTTTTTCTTGGCTGCATCATATTCTCGTTGGAAGAAATTACCAGTACCATTAGCAGTGGACTCATACACAATCATTGTATATGGTTTCAAGAGAATACCAGAGCAGGCTGAGCGCACAATATCTTCGGGACGCTTTCCGTCAGTTTTCTTCCATATACCGACCTCGGAGCAATGCACAAGGTTATAATCACCACCACGACACGAGTCGGGGCGTTCAGCAGTACCAAGTTTAATCTTGCAATTTCGCTGTGGCACTCGATGAATTGCACCCGATTTACCAACACCTACCAACTTTGGTTCATTCTCGTTGTAAGCCTCGCCAATATCGTGTAATAGTTCGACAGGATATGCTTTAATCATTCGGTCAAACATATCCTTAATTTCATCGGATGCAGTACCCTGATGCGCAATAATAAGAGAATTCAAACCAGTTTGATGCACAAGTTGCAACCACGCCATATACAACTGCGATGTGGTAGAACCACCCCATTGTCTTGCTTTAAGCAAAACTAATCGTATCGGCTTACCTGCTCTGCGCAGTTTCTCTAACTTGCGAACAAAACGCCTTTGAGGACGAGTTAGGACGAATAAGACATCTTCGCCACCACCTTTATTTTTGATATATACATAGGTTGCAGCCCAAAAGCAGAAATCCTCCTTGATACGAATGCGAACAAATGCATCTATCGTTTTCAACCTATCCTCCTCGGTGTTTTCTACTTTGAGTTCTTTTTCAAGAAACTCTTGCACAGAGCCATATTTGATAAGTTTCTTAACGAGAGGGTATTCCAACATCTCATTAGGTAGCCATTGTACTGGGATTGGGAAATCCTTAATGACAACCTTTGTGCGCTCTCCTACTGCGCCCTCACCCGTGTATGGATTGAACGGAGCATTGATAACGGCAAGACGCCTCGCATTTTCGGCAAGGATATTTTTTACCGCATCTAACATTTGATAGGCTTATTTAGGTATCCGACTGCAAGACCTACTATGTAGCAATAAAGGTGTATCCAGCCGTTCACATTAGGGATAATAAAACCAATGGCGATGTAAAACGCTAACCACGAATGGTAATACATTTTTCGTTGCACCATAAATGCGATGTAGCCCATAAGAGCATAACATACGCCCGATAGTCCGATAGTGGGGACTGAAAAGCAGTCGTTTGGGAATATGTTGTGCAATGTATCTATGGGGAATAGTGTTGCTACCGCAAATGCCGTGAGTAAAGTCCATATAGACACATCAAACTTAAAAACCACACACAGCAAGCACCATACATTCATTAAAGCGTGAAGGAATGATGCGTGAGCAAAATGATACAACAATCTATGATGCCACGGTGCGCCAGCATACAATCCGACATTTGAGGCATCGACATCAAGTATATATATAATAAAGACTACCGCTGACAGTGCAAGCGTTGCAATCTTTGCATTCTTCTCTCGTACCATCGTTTTTTAGTTCTATGAATGATAACCTTTGCAGAGCCAGCAGTTAAGTAGAATTTAGGAGCAGGTTCCAATACCACCTGACAAGTAAGTTCGTAAATAGACCTCGTTGGATATTTTTCTTTGAGTTCTACAACGCGACGATATATTTCATAAAACATCTCTTTGCGTGTGGAGTACGACATCGAAGTCAGTCTATTGCCACGCATCATACTTGATACTACTATTGCGGCTCTTTCGGCACTTACCCAAAAACGCTTTGACGGCTTATTTACAATGCGGCTGAATACTTGCGGCAATACTATATTATCGCAAGACTCGATTTCTTCTATGTACGCACGCATAAGGTCATTATTTCGCTCTTCTGCGTACTCGCATTTACAACCGCGATGTTTCATAACTTTCAATAAATGAGCAAGTAACTCTTCTGTAAATTTATGGATTACGCGAGTTAATAAATAAAAGATTGGAGCAGTTTTTAACGCCTATATTTGCCAATAAAGAAATTCTAAAAACTATCGCAGAATGGAAAAGACTGATAACAACCCCGTTAAAACAAAACGCGATTTAGCGTTGGAGAGAATGAAGGGAAAATATCCCGATAAAGTTTTTGAGGACGACGATGCGCTTTTCGGTCAAATCAACGATGATTACGATGATTACGACAAGCAACTTGCAGAGTATAAGGAGCGAGAGCGCACTTTCTCCGATATGTTTACAGCCGACCCTCGTGCCGCATCTTTCTTGATGAACTGGCGTAATGGAGAAGACCCTACAATCGGTCTTATTCGTCAGTTCGGTACAGAGATTAAAGAGGCTATTGACGACCCTGAACGCCAAGAGGAGATTGCAGCTGCTCAAAAGGAATTTGTTGAGCGTGTTGCAAAGGAGAAGGAGTATGAGGAAGCATACCAAACTAATCTCGCCGCATCGCTTTCTTATCTCGAAGAGATGCAGGAGAAACAGGGCGTGAGCGATGATGAGATAGACAAGATTATGCAGTTCATCATTACTATTGTACGCGATGGTGTGATGGGTAAGTTTGCTCCTGAAACAATTGAGATGGCACGCAAAGCACTAAACCACGATGCCGATGTTGCACAAGCATCGCACGAGGGCGAGGTTAAGGGACGCAACACCAAGATTGAGGAGAAACTGCGCAAGAAGAAAAGCGGAGATGGCACTGCATCGCTTGACGGCAAGAGCAGTAAGCCTAAACATCAAAGCGCACCTTCCCTCGGTGTTCTTGACCAGTTGGGCGACAACAACAAGACTATTTGGGAGCGTGGTAACGAGAAGCGCATTAAAGCAAGCAATAATTAACATAAAGTCAAACCAAAAAAAGAGTAAACTATGAAGAAGTTGAAGAATGCATCTTTTAAGATGTTGGGCTTAATGCTCACGCTCCTTGCAATTGTATTTGGAGCAACTTCGGGTGTGATGATGGCTAATGCCTCTGAACTGCCTGATGCTGGTAAGACCGCCGCTGGCGCAAGTGTTGGCGATGGTGCAGGCAACGATGGTATCGCATCCGAGTCGGCTGGTCGTGAGAACGGCGACCCCGAATTTTACACAAAGGACATTGACCAGCGCATTACCAAGATTAGACCTATGGCAACGCCTGTCGACCAGATTAGCCGACACGCAAAGGCGCAACATAGCGACTCTTTCGAGGTTAAGTATTACAGCGTGGGTACCCGTCCTATTTCGTGCAAGACCACTGGCGATATTTCCGCACAGGCATCGGGCGCAAGTGTTGCATTGGAGGTTGATGACCCTAATATGTTCACGCTTGATGACACCATCCGTGTTGTAGGTGTTAAGGGTAAGTATGACGAGAAGGGCAACGCTTACGATGCAGATGATGAGAATGCTCCTGACCTCGTATTGTGTGTATGTGGACGAAACGACAGCACTTCAATGCCTACCGTTTATGCTGTAAATGGTAACTTGGACAGCAAGAAACAGGCTATTTGGCTCCCTGCTATCCCTGCTGGTACCACATTGGTGCGTATGGGTAAGGCGTGCGGTGAGTTGGATGTACAGACTGGTCGTTTTAATAACATTCCTACTGCTGAAATCCAGTACTGCCAGAACTTTATGATTCAGGTTGAGCAGTCCACTTTCGACAAGATTGCCGCAAAAGAGGTTGATTGGTCGTTCAGCGATATTGAGGAGGACGGCATCTACGATATGCGACTCTCTCAGGAGAACACCTACTTGTTTGGCGTAAAGAATAAGATTTACCACACCACAAAGAATGGTATGGCAACCTGGTTCACTGGCGGTATTTGGTATATGGCTGGTAAGGACATCGAGGTTGGCGACTGGGATGCAGAGAAGAAGTGTGCCGTTATCTCGGACGAGAACCTTGTTGATATTACCAAAGACCTCTTTGTTGGTACAGGTATCGGTAATAAGCGCAAGATTATGTTCTGTGGTTCGGATATGCTCTCGGCATTCTCGAAGATTAAGTCTGAGAAATTCCGCTTGAAGGACACCGTAGAGGTTTGGAACTTGAAGTTCAAGAGTTGGGATACCGACTTTGGTGAGGTTCTTACTATTCACCACGAGCTGTTCGATGCTAATGGAATGTCTGATTGCGGTTTTGCAATGGATCCTGAGTATCTTACCAAGAAGACACACCTCTCGTGGAGCCGTAATATCCTCGATTTGAAGAAGGCAGGTGTACGCAATACCGATGCCGTAGTTATTCAGGAGGTTGCTTGCTTGTACCTCCGCTACGCAAAGGCACACGCTCGTATGCGACTCGCCAAGGCAGCATAATCGGATAACAGACCACCTATTCCTATTGAGCATTGCACCTTTTCACACACCTCCTTTTGATGTGATGTTCATAGGTTATCCGTAGGGGGCGGGCAAAACGCCTGCCCCCCATTTTTATAGAACAAATTAAAAATACCAATGATATGGCAAAGAAAAAATACATCGCAAAATCGCACATCAGCCTCTCGGTAAGAGTTACCGATAAGGCAAGCGCACACATCACATTCTCTGCGCTGACTGGTGGTGGTAGTGTCTTTTACACAGATGACGAGAACCTGCAACAGGCTCTTGAAAAGCACCACAAATTCGGCAAACTCTTTAAGGAGGATAAGACTTTCACGGAGCAGACCGCTGTCAAGAAGGCAAAGGCTGCAACACCTGTGAAAATAGAGGCTACCGCAAAGCCTGCTCCGACCCCTAACCCTACCGAGGACAACAATGCCGAGGATAAAAAGACGGATGACAACACTCCTATCAATCCTACGGAGAATGATATGGACGACTCTAATGCCGAGGAGGAAAACACCACCGAGGCAGAGGGTAATGTTACAAAGATTACCATCACTTGCTTGGACGATGCAAAAGATTATCTGAGTGAGAAGTTTGGCATTAGCCGTACCAAGTTGCGTAGCAAGAAAGCAATTGAGGAGGCAGCTGCCGAAAATGGAATTGAGTTCGTGGGTATCTAATACTGATTGCTATGGTATATGAGGTAAGAGAAATAATGAAAGATATTCGTATTGCTCTCGACCAAAATATGACCAGCACTCAACTACTTGACACGGGCGACATCGACACACTCTCTTTGGACGAACTCATTGAGAGTAAAATCGCCGATGCCGCCCGTATTGTTGAGAGCAGTGCCCCTCTCCACTTATTGGAGGGAGGCAAGGATATAGAGCATAGCGTGGGGTGGAATGAGCGTGTCGGATTAGGCGGAGGGTATATTCATCTCCCCGATGATTTTATGCGCCTTGTAAGTTTTCAGATGAGTGATTGGGACAGGGCTGTTTCTATTGCCATCACAGAAGACGACCCATTATATGCAAGACAACAGAGTCGCTTTCCCGGTGCTCGTGGTTGTCCGCAGAAACCTGTCATAGCCATTGTAACAAGACCTATCGGGCAGGTACTCGAATTTTATTCTTGTGCCGCAGGCGATAAGGTATATGTTAAGAGAGCAAGATATATCCCAATCCCGAAAATCGAGGATGGCAACATAGAACTATGTCATAAGTTAAAACCTGCCATAGTGTACTATACGGCGTACCTCGTAGCCCTAACTATTGGGCAAGCGGATTTAGCAACTATTTTGTTAAACATCAGTAATGAATTACAGAAATGAGCGACTTGAATAATTTAGGTTCATTCAGCAGTATTGATGCTGTATGGGCGAGATACCCCGAAGGTGGCAAGGAGGGCGACTACCTTACCATCGGGAGTGTGAAGTATCGCTGGAATAAATATGACCGAATTTGGGAAAACGCTGCAACCATTACCGAAACGACCACAAAGGAGAATAAAACCTTTGAGGGCGATGTTGATATTCACAAAAATCTACATATCGGGAAAGATGCTACTATTGAGGGCGATGCAAGAGTAAAAGGCGACCTCAATATAGATGGTATGTTGCGTGCCAAAGGTATCAAACAGCCTAACTGCGGTCTGTTTGAGTCTTTGGAGGCACTGCAAACTGCTATCCCCAACCCCGAAGTAGGGCAATGGGCGGCAGTAGGTAACACTATCCCTGCTCCATTATATCGTTGTGTTACCGCAGGAGTATGGACGGCAACTGGCGAGAGTGGTGGTGCAGGCAATTTCGACCTCACCTCATACGATAACCGTATCAAGGAGGCATTAGCGACCGCACAAGCGGCACAAGCATCAGCCAATGTAAATAAAGATGACATTACTGCTAATAGTGCGAGTGAGATTGCGCATCGCACGGTTGTGTTCTATGACTTTTTATCAGAGGAGGTGGGCGAAACAAGCATTGCGCCTGACACATTATCTGTGCCTGCTCCTGTGGAAGATGACTCTTGGCGTGTGTATTATGACGCTACCAATAAACGCTTTCTCCTTAATAGATTTGGGGACAATACTTTCTATCACGATTGGAATGGTAGAAACTATTTTAGCGATGCTAACGGCAAGCCTTACAAGGATAAGATTTACATTCGTAAAATTGCACAGACAAGTAGTAAAATCTTTATCAACAATGGTTTTGGCGACCTTATTTCCATCAATGTAGAGTTGGGGGTAAATTCGTATCAAGCATATCCTGGCGACAGAGGATTGCAATTCGAGCAGGAGGTGAGAGAGAATTTATCAGAAGCGAACAACCGACTTCGCAAAACGATGATAAATGTCAATCAATTTCTTTCAAAACCAGACCTCGTATTTGAAGACTTCGCAGCTGTGTTACAATATGACCTTGAGAATGGTAGTAATGTAACTCTCGCGAGTTTCTTGGCTGAAATAACTTCAAACGGTGTCGTTTTGACCTATCGCACAAGCGAGGGTTGGGAGAGCAAGCAATATCAAGGTGGCACAATTACAGATGTTGCAAACTGGAAAGATTTTGGCAATGGTGGTAAGGCTGTAACAGGCAATATCGTCAATGTAAACGAGATTGCACCAAAGGCGGAGGGGTATTACAACCGAGGAACTGCGGCGATGGCTATCCCCGAAGAGTTGCGCACATCAGGTCGCAAGATTACCTTTATGAGTGCTGCTAACAAGTGGCAGACTTGGCAATTCGTAGGAACGAAGATTGAGGATTGGGCGGATGAAACCTGTTGGTTCCCTGAGATACAGGCAATCTCATTTAATGGTAGCGACCCTATTGCTCCTAATAGAGAAGGTACGGTAGAACTTGAATACGAAGTAACCGTAGATAAGCAACTCGACAAGGAGAGCCAAAATCCCATTGCTAACCAAACGGTAACAGAGGCGTTTGAGAACATTCAGAAAGGTCTTGCCGCAGGTTTGGTCGTAGATGCCTCAACACGCCAGTTGTCGCTAACAGACGCAGAGGGTGAGATTATGAGTTCTGTAACACTCCCCGAAGGCGGTAGTGGCAACACCAACCCTACTGCTATCGAATTGGTAATTGACAGCGGTATGTCGGGCACTCTTAAAGAGAATGACCCCTATGCGGTAGAATTTACTTGGCGACACTACAATATCAACACCAATGTAGATACCCAGTATGGTGGTCGTGCCGAACTTATTGTTAATGGTTCAAGTGTAGAGAGCAAAGATATTATTCAGGGTATCAACTCTTTCAATGTTGGCAGTTGGTTAAGTGTTGGAACAAACTCTGTGCGTGTAAAGATAACCGCTGACGATGGTATTATCGCACAATCAGCCTACATCAAACTGACGGTGGTAACATTGAATATCACATCAAGTTACTCACTGGCGACTATCACAGAGAAAGGCACCGCAATTCCATTCCGCTATGTGGTAACTGGTAGCGGAACGAAAGTAGTGAACTTTTTGTTGGATGGCGCGCCACTGGACACCGAAACAATCACATCTTCGGGAGCAACAAGCGTTAAAACAATCGACACCAATGCATTGTCGCACGGTGCGCACAGCCTTGAAGTATATGCCGAGCGAGAGATTTCGGACGGAGTAATGCTGACATCAAATGTGCTATACTTCGACCTTATGGTTACACAAAGTGGCAATAGCACTATTCTTATTGCTACCGAGTGGAACGCAAAGAAAGTGGAGCAGTACAAAACTATCACTATTCCATTTGCCGTGTATGACCCTAATAGTGTAACATCGGCTGTTGAAATCTACATCAATGATGTGTTAAACACCTCGATGGAGATTGACCGCAGTCGCCAAACTTGGAGCTTCCGAGCAAAGGCAGCTGGCGAATACACCTTCTCTATCCGTTGTGGTGTTGCAAGGCGCGACCTTATTGTTACCGTAACTGAGGCAGAAACACAAATCAATGCCGAGAGTGATGCCCTCGCACTCTATTTGAGTTCATCGGGTAGAAGTAATGCGGCGACAAACAAAGATGATTGGAGTTTCACTGACGAGGCTGGCAATCTTGTTAAGGCGGAGTTTATCAACTGTGGTTTTGACGACCAAAGCGGATGGAAACCCGACAACAACGGACTGGTATCGTTGCACCTCGCAAAAGGCGCACAGGTACATATACCATATATGCCGTTTGCCTCGGACTGCAAGAACACGGGCAAGACCATAGAGATTGAGTTCAGTAGTAGCAACTGCTACGACCAAGATTCAGTTCTTATTAGTTGCTTGCAGGGTGTTGTTGGTTTCGCTATCAACGCCCAAGAGTGCTATATGCAATCTGCGCTCAAAAAGAAGGTAAGCACAAAGTTCAAGCAGAATGAGCGTATTCGCGTGGGATTTGTAATACAGAGCGTAGCGGAGCAACGCTTTATATTCTTATTCCTTAACGGAATTATGAGCAATGTCATTCAGTATGACACCAGTGACTACTTTGTGCAGAACCCTCCTGTTGGTATAACATTCGGTAACGAGGACTGCGAACTCGACATCTACAATATCCGTGTGTATGACAATGCACTTGCATATCGACAGATGATAGACAACTACATTGCCGATATGGACGATACCGATGTTATGTTCCAAAAGTTGGAGGAAAACAATATCCTTAACGAGGATAGTGCCGACACGGAGATTGAGTACGACAAGGTAGTGGAGAAAATCCCTTGCATCACATTTATTGGTGCTTTGCCTTCTTACAAAGGCGACAAGAAGAAGGATACAAAGATTGTCTATGAAGATAGATTACATCCTGAATTCTCCTTTACTTGTGGTAAGGCGCAGAATGATGTGCAGGGTACATCTTCGCAATACTATCCTCGTAAGAACTGGAAATTCAAGTTCCTCGAAGATATTGTTTACACCCAGTCAGGAGCGACTGCAAGCAAGTATGCATTGCGAGGACTTGACGGATTGGGTAATACCGTACCACAAAAGGCTGTGAAGACATTTTGTCTTAAAGCGGACTTTGCCGAGAGTTCGGGTACCCACAACACGGGTGCGGCAAACTTCATCAACGAGGTGCTTGTAAAGAGCGATATCAAAACGCCACCACAAAAGGTGGATAGCACCGTGAGAACTACCATCAACGGTTTCCCTATCCTTATGTTCCACCAAGAGAGCGAAACCAGTCCTCGTGTATTTATAGGTAAATACAACTTCAATAATGACAAGAGTACGCAAGATACTTTTGGATTTGAGAAGATTTCGGGCTACAACAAGGGTATGATTAACCGCGATGATTACCTATTGTATGGTGGCACTCTTGCGCAATTGCAAGCGGATGCCGATGCGCTTAAAGAGGCAGATGATGATGGTGAGTACCTTATGTATCTTATTGACGATGATACAGACGACAACTATTATCGCCACCTCGTTGAGTATGACACAGCAGCTGGCTCGTGGATTGACAAGGGCGAATTGTGGTTGTGGGATGCATACAACAAGAACTGGACAAACCGCGACATTCTTTCGTTTACCGATGGTCTTGCAAAGGTTGCAGAGGGATACCTCGTGGAGAACAATGTAGAGTGTTGGGAGTTTACCAATAATGGTAACGCAATGTGCCTATTCCATACCAGCGACTTTGAAACGCAGGTATATGGCGATGATATTCCCGATTGGTTTGACAATGATTGGTTGCCTACCGATGCAGAGGGTAAGAAACACGCGCCATACTGGGCTACTGCTTTTGAACCTCGTTATCCCGACAATGACAACATGTTCAAGCATTATGCACAAGGCAGAGTACCTAAACAGCTCAAACGCATTTGCGATTGGCTGTCTTCGCTTAACATCTTGAACGAGAACTTGACCGAGGAGGAAAAGGCGGCTATGGACGCGCGCTTTGTTGCGGAGTACCAGCAGTATTTCCACAAGGAGGCGTTGTTGAGTTATGACCTTATTCGTGAAGGTTTGCTTTGTGCCGACCAAGGCGCAAAGAATATGATGTGGGCTTTCTTTGATGGTTTGTGTTATCCTATATTCTACGATAACGATACTATCCTCGGACTCAACAACGAGGGTAGAAACCAGTTCCATCCTTATGTAGAGCCACACGATAAGGACTCTCTTGGCAAGTTTGTGTTCAATGGAGAGAGTAGCGTAATATGGAACCTCATAGAGCGCAACCTTGAAGCAGACAAGAATGTGCTTTACGAGCGTATGGTGTCGCAGGGCGGTTTTACCTACGAGCGCGCTTTGTACTGGTTTAACACCCAGCAAAGTGATATGTGGAGTGAAACCGTGTATAACGAGGACGGCAAATATAAGTACATTGATAGTTATGGTGATGCATCGGAAGAGGACGGCAGTGCACAAGACTATCTTGAAATTGCACAAGGTAGTCGAGAGGAGCACCGCAAGTGGATGTTGTACGAGCGTTTTGCTTACCTCAACTCTAAACGATGCACTGGCACATACCGAGAGAGCAGTGTTTACCTTCGTGCAAATACTAATGGAGATAGTAGTGTGCCTTACAATGTATCTGTCAATGTTACGGCAGCGCAAGATTGGTACTTCGGTTTCCGATTTAGTGGCAATGCAGGTTATAGTAGCCGCTTGATGCGCGAGGGAGAAAGCCACACTTTTACCGCCCCTGCCAATAGTGTGCCTAACGACACCGAAACATACATCTATCAGGCAGACCGCATTCGCAGTCTTGGCGATTTGTCGCCATTGTATCCGACCACACTGGTTGTGGGAGCGTGCAAACTGCTTGAAGAGTTGGTCGTTGGTAACGAAACCGAGGGCTACATTGGTAAGTTGGCAACTCTTACGCTCGGTACTCACCCGTTGTTGCGTAGCATAAATGTTGTAAACTGCCCGACCTTGCAGAGTTCTTTGGGCTTGACTGGATGTAGCGCATTGGAGCGATTGTATGCACAAGGTTCAAAGATTACGGCTGTTAATCTTCCTGTCGGCTCGATTGTGAAGTATATGCATTTGCCTGAAACACTTGTGCAGTTGCTGTTCGACAGATTGCCAAACCTCAATTATGCAAACCTCGTTATTGACGGCTATGCTAATATCCAAACGGTGAACATTGTAAGTTGCCCGAAACTCGATGCGATGAAGGTATTAGAGGATATTATGAATACTCCTAACAACTCATTGCAATATGTTCGTGTAACCGATATAGACCTCGAAGGCGATGGTCAAGTATTGTTGGATATGATGCATCTCAAAGGCGCAGAGAATAAGAACGGTGCACCCGAACTTATCGGCAAGTACACCCTTACTCGCTATATGGCAGAGGAGGACTACAACAAGATTGTAGAGTGTTATCCTTACCTCCAAATCATCAACCAGCAATTTACCGTGATATGCTTTGATGACACAGAGGAGAATGAGGCTAACATTAGCAATATGGACAATAAAACTGGCTATCTGTTCTCGGACGAAACAACCGATGTACCTTATGAGCCAAGTGGCTACATTGCCGAAATTCTTAAAAAGCGACACGCTGTACTTGCAAAGTATCAAGGCAACAAGACAATGCTTGTTTGTCAGTTGGACGATGAGAACCGAGCAAAGTACTTTGATGGTACAGCTGCTAACCTCAAAGGCGACAGAGATGAAACGGCAACAGACGAAGGTGATGTATTTATGTACGAGCCTCGATACTGGTACAAGGGTATAAACGACTACTTGAACAATAAAAAGTATCAGGCATATTCATCGCTGGAAGATGTGCCACAAGATGCAAATATGCCATCAGAAAAGGTTGCTCTTGCAGACCTCGAAACATTTGAGGGTATGGGTTTGTCTATAACCAATTTGTTGGAGGGCAATACCGTTGAGGGCAATCTCAAAACCTACGATACTTATAATGTGTATAAGATAGGTGTTGAGGGTGTAAAGATGGTACGCTGGGTAGGTATTGCATCTGGTACATATTGCTCCGCGTTTGCTGATGGCGAGGGCAAGTGTGTCAAGACCATTAAATTAACCAGCAATAACGGTTTTGTGAATGGTGATTACCTATTTGCGGAAGTCCCCGAAAGCGCAGTGTGGTTATACTTTACGGCACCGAAGGAGATTGACACAAACCTATACGCCGACTATTGCGTAAAGTGTTACACTACCAATGTCGTAGCCGTAGAACCTGATTGGGTATTGCACGAGGAATGCTTGTGCGGTATTTATGAGGCAAACTACGAAAACGATGTTATGCGCTCGTTGAGTGGCGTCAAGGCTACCAATAATTACAAGGCAGGCGAATATGTAGAGTACGCTGTTGTTCGTGGCGATGGTTTCCAAGTTATCGACTACGAGATGAGTAAAGATGTAGCCAACCTATTCTACGCCAAGTATGGTCGCCGAGATAGCCAAGCGCAATGCGGATATGGTACTGGTAATACTGCATCTACTTGTGGAGCGACAGATATGCTCGGTATGACAGATACTATCAACCCAAGCAATGCCACCACAGGCGGATACTATTACAAAGATAAGACACTCACAAAGTGTACATCCGTCAATGTAATGGGCTACGAAAACTGGCAGGGCGATAGTGGCGAATGGATGAGTCGCGTAGGTATTGGAAATGGAGCAATCGTAACCGATAGCCTCGGCACGAATAGAACTACCAAACTTGCGGTATGGCAGATTATGATGCCTGATGGCACTACTCGCGAGGTGCAGGGTATCACTGCTTCGGACAAATATATTATCCGAGTGCGAAATGGTAGGTTTATGGATGTCATAGCCTCGTATTGTGGCGGTTCGTCTTCTACTTACTATTGCGACTATCAATGGTTCAGTAGTTCTGCCTCCCGTGTGGTGCTCCGTTCGCGCTACTCCGCGAGTGCGAATGGCGGTGTTGCGTGTGCGGGTGCGGGCTACGACTCGTCGAGTGCGAGCACGAGCTACGGTTCTCGCCTTGCCTTCAGAGGAACAATCCAATGGGCAAAGAGCGTGAGTGAATTCAAGGAGGCTGGAATGTTTGCATAACCCAGCCAAAACAAGCGATATGCGTGGTGCGAGGGCGAACGCAGTTTGCCCTCCACCGCCCATAAAGCAAATGGCGGACTCTCCCCGGCTCCCGTGTGGTGCTCCGTTCGAACAACAACGCGAATGCGAATGGCGGTGTTGCGTATGCGAATGCGAACAACGACTCGTCGAATGCGAACACGAACTACGGTTCTCGCCTTGCAGTCAATTAACAGATAAAAGTGTTTTTACGCTTTCGGTAGATACTTTTGCATATAAAGAGTATAACTACAACATATTTGCCTACTACATCGGGTACGAGTACCCTCCGTAGCGCAAAGGGAGATGAGCCACAGTAACAGCGCAGAATTGCGGAAAACTGAAAGATAAACCACGGAGTAGAGTTTGGTAGGGGCGGTATCGTCAGCCGAAGAAGTCGGACTCCAAAAAATTGAAGGCGTACAATGAAAAGAATTGGCAAAAATCAAGGTCTTATAGACGAGATAATTGCCGATGAAAACCTCGAAAACTCCATTAAAACGGTACTTCGAGGTTCGGACAGAAAAAGGACTCCTATTGGTAGGTATATCCTCAATAATAAGGAGCAGGTAAAACAACAACTGACGCACGAGATTAGAACAGGCACATTCCGTCTTGCTGGTTATTATGAACGAGAGATAACCGAAAGAGGAAAAGTGAGGCGCATACAGAGTGTAGATATATATAGGCGCATCGGTTGTCACGCCATTATGAATATAGTAGAGCAGTATGTATATGCTAAATATATTCGTACTACTGGCGCAAGCATCAAAAACCGAGGTATGCACGACCTCCTAAACTATATCCGCAGGGATATTAAGGAAAACCCTGAAAAGATGCGATACATCTACAAGGGTGATGTGCGGAAGTTCTATGAAAACATCGGGCAAGAATTTATGATGTTCTGCTTGCGCAGAATGTTTAAGGATAAAATCTTGCTTACAATGTTAGAACGATTTGTTAGGATGACCCCTAATGGATTGAGTATTGGTTTGAGGTCTTCACAGGCTTTTGGTAATATCCTCTTGTCTATGTTCCTCGACCACTACATCAAGGATAAAGTGGGAGTAGAGAATTATTACAGATATTGTGATGATATAGACGCTCACTTTGCTACAAAGAAAGAGTGCTGGGAAGCACGCAACATTATTCACGAGCGAGTGAAGATGATAGACTTGGAGATAAAACCCAATGAGCGTGTATTTCCGATAGAAAGAGGTCTTGATTTCTTGGGTTATGTGATTTATCCTACACATACCCTATTGCGTAAACGCAACAAACAGAATGCTGCTCGAAAACTACATAAAGTAAAGAGCGCAAAACGAAGGATACAACTCATTGCCTCGCTATATGGGCAATGTAAACACGGTAACTGCCGAAACTTATTTAAGACACTTACAGGGATAAGTATGGAAGAGTATAAACGACTGAAAAGTTTGGGTATTAAACCCAAGTACCTTGATGGCAAAAAGCGTTTTGCTTGTGGAGAGATTAACATTAGTGAGTTAGAGGGCGAGGAGTTCCTTGTATTGGACTTTGAAACCGATATTATTACCTCTCCACAGATGAAAGACTTTGAGCGTAAAGTTGAGAATGCAACGCGAAGATTACAGAACTATGCGGATAGAGGCGAAACACCGCCTCCAACTTTTACATATCCCGAAGACATTACAAAGCCAAAGGGAAAGTATGTCGTTCATATTCGCCGTAAGAATGGTAGAGAATGTAAATTCTTTACTGGCGACTCGGAGAATTATAGCATTCTTGACCAGATGCGTGCCGAGGGTTTGCCTATATATGCAAGTGTTGAGGCTATAAAGGGGCGCAGCTTTACTCGCTACCGCCTTTGTTAAACTATAAGCAGACGACCTATGAACAGAGTAGAGGGAGCAGAACAGAACTATATCCGTTGCGCAAATAGGCGCAGAGGGTATTATGCCATTTGCTGGGACTTCTCACAGAATGAGGAGTCAGGCAATTTCTCGTATATGGAACACATATTCAACCATCTGCCTACTATCGCCGAGATAAAGCAGACCATCATCGGTTGGTACAATAAGCAGATAGACGAGAAGATTTTATCGGGCTTTAAGTGGAATGGTATGTCGGTGTGGTTATCATCGGAAAACCAGTTCAACTATAAAGCAGCTTACGACTTGGCGGTGCAGAGCAATGGTAAGACACTACCAGTAACATTTAAGTTTGGTAGTGATGATGAACCGCTATACCATAAGTTTACGAACTTGGAGGAGTTTGGCGACTTCTACACGAAAGCAATGTTGTATATCCAAGCGACATTATCGGAAGGCTGGGCAAAGAAAGATAGTGTTGATTGGGACAAATATGAGATGTAGAGATGAATGAAGTACAAGGAGTTATAGATGTTGCTAAAAGTGTCAGCGACTATGGCGCATCATTGGTGATATGTGCGGCGTTCATTGTAATGTCGCTACTTATGTGGGTAATCATTTTTAAGTGGTTTAAGAGTATTATTGACAATACAATGACCACTAATTCAAAGATGATAAAAGACCTATTAGACACAACAAATACACAAAATGACCTTCTGAATGATATTGCTGATGGTATGCGTCCCACAACGCTTTTGCAGATTAAAAGCATATCAAATACTTGCTTTGACTTGTCCGTGGAGCGAGTATGCCGAATAATCAAAAAGGTACGAGAGGAAAATAATATCGTCAATAAAGAGGCTACTAAACAGAAGATACGCACTCTGTTGTGTAACCTCCACGAAGATAGAAACAGCCGCTTTGACAACACTCGATACCGAGGCAAGACATTAACATACTTCACATCACCCGAATGGATTGATTGGGTAGCGGAGGTTGTTGAGCGCGAGGTGTATTCCGAGAACCCTAATAATTCAAGAGCCTTCACCAATGTTGAGGCTATTTATGCGAGAATAAGACTCGATTTTTACCATAGACTAAACGACTAATATATGAAACTGGAACTTAAACGCATCGCTCTCAAACCAAACTACACCATCGGCAGACTATATGTCAATGGAGAGCGATTTTGCGACACTTTGGAGGATAAGGTGCGCGATACAAACAAAGATGGCGACTTGTTGGACGAGGGCGAACAGAAAGTATTTGCACAAACAGCAATCCCCTATGGCACTTATTATATCACACTTTCGGTTCAGTCGCCCAAATTCAAAAATTGCAAGCAGTATAATTTCTGCAAAGGATACCTTCCTCGTCTTTTGAATGTGCCTCATTTTGATGGCATCTTAATTCACATCGGCAATACTGCCGAGGATAGCGGAGGGTGCATATTGGTCGGAGAGAATAAGAGCGTAGGCAAGTTAGTGAACTCTACCGCCACCTTCAAGCGATTGTATGCATTGTTGAAAGAGGCAAGCGACAAGAAAGAACCCATACAAATAGATGTAGTATGAGAAAGATAGGGCAGATTTTAGCGTGTGTGCTTATTGGGGTACTATTGTGTCTTAACATCTTTCAAGGTGTACGGTACAATAATGCTGTACGAAAAGGAGATATTCTATCGACTGACACCCTAAAAGTATATGACACCGTGCGAGTGGAAATACCTGTCCCCAAGGAGGAAAAACCACTGGGTAGCGTAGCTGTAAAGTTACCAGTAAGCGCACCTAAAACGCTCAAAAGCGAGCCTAAAAGTCCTAAAACCAACGAAATTGAAAAGGATAGTGTAGCAAATTTCAGCAAAAGTGTTCCTGGCACAGATGATAAGGAAGATAACTTCCCGAACAAAACGACAGAGAACACGAGCGAGGACATTGCTCCTGATAGTGTAGTTGTAGAGGTTCCTATAACCCAAAAGAGATACGAGGGCGAGGGATATACGGCGTATGTGAGTGGATACAAGCAATCGCTGGATAGCCTTAATTTCAACCGTACTACAAATATCGTGTACAAAGAACCAAGCAGATGGAGTATTGGTTTACAAGTGGGTGTAGGAGTAACACGAGATATGAAATTTTCCCCGTATGTTGGGATAGGCGTTTCTTATAGGCTTTTTGATATCAAGAAACGAGAACAACGGAGGCGCAATAGATTAACAAATAAAGCGCAGTAGATAATCTGTTAGATATATTTGTGATATGGTAAACATTACATTGAATGTAAATAAGGTATATGTGTATGATGAGGTAGCAAAGACCACCACATACGCAGGTATCAAGATGCAGGGTGATGAGAGTGCCTACGAGCGCATATTTACCACCGATGCAGACCGTATGATGTTGGAACGCTTTTGGGCAGAGGCGTGTAGTGCTACTACCGAGCAACTCAAACAATTCATAGTAAAAGTCAGTAGCCATCCCGAAAGCCACGGTGTAGAATTAGGCAACAACTATGAGGCTGAATTGGAGATGTCTTCATCTTTTGACACATCTTTGACGGACAGCATACAATCCTCGTTGTTTAGTTTCTTCGTGTCTTACATCGTAAGCAAGTGGTATAAATTCACAAACAAGACCGAGGCGGATAGTTACGCATTAGAGGCTACTAATATGATGGACGATGTGATGCGTAAAATTTACCATCGTAAAAAACCTCGCAGAGTAGCAGTTTAACAAGTATAATATAATAAGAAACACTATGGCAAAGAAAACACTTACCGTTACGCTGTACCTCTCGGAGTTACTCTATGATGTACAGAACAAAACTTACCTCACAGGGCGTAGTCGTCAAACTGGCAACAACCACGAGGAGGTCGCTCATATGCAGGCGAACGAGGACGAGGAGAACGAGAACCAAATCTTGCGCTCATTGGGCAACGCCTTTGCGAACCTCAAAACCAAATTGAGCGAGTATATCGAGGAGTCGGGAACCACCGCAACCAACAAGTTGCTCTCCAAGAATGGCACAATCCAGTTGGCATTGGTTATGCCTTCCAATTTCAATCAGGCAACCAGCGAAACCATTTCTGCGGCATTGCACCAATACCTTGTAAACACGGCTATTGGAGATTGGTTTACCATTACCAACAAGAACGATGCAACAGACTATGTAACGCTGGCAGCTGCTAACCTTGAAGAGTTGCGCGAAGCGGTCAATAAACGAGTACGCCCGACACGCACAACCGTTGCTTAAAATTTAGTAGG